ACGGTGCAGCGGGCAGCCAAGGCGCTTGAGGCGGCTGGGCATATCACCCGGCGAGCCGTTCCGGGCAAAGGCACCGCCTACAACGTCCACCCCCGAAATGCTGTGGGGGGTGTCTCACAGACACAGGTGTCAGAGGGACACGGGTGTCAGACAGGCACCGGTGCCCCACAGACGCCTACCCGTGTCAGACAGACACCCAAACTACCAAAGAACAACCATTCCCCTTCAGATGCTAAAGCATCTTCAGGGGGTGCAGGGGGATATTCGAGCGACCCCGCTGTTCTGGAATGGGTGGCGCATACAGAGCGCGCCTTTGTCGGCCTCACTGGCGACAGCACGAACCTAGACCACTGGCAGGAAGCCCTATCCATGTTCCTGGGACGCGAGGGCCTGTCCGCGACCCATGCCGCATGGGCGCGCGACCGCCTTGCCATCGTCACCGACCTCAAAGCCAACGGACGACGGAGACCGTCATGAATGACATCATCCCTTTCCAGTTCGAGAGCCACGCTATCAGGGCGATCAGCGACCAGGGCGGCCAGCCGTGGTTCGTCCTTGCCGACGCTTGCGGCCTGCTCGGCATCCGCAATCCCAGCGATGCGGCCAGCCGTTTGGATGACACCGAGAAGTCTCGGTTAAACCTAGGGTCGGGATCGGATGCCACGATCGTCAGTCTCGCGGGACTGCTGACGCTGATGCTGCGTTGCCGGGGCGCGATGAAGCCCGGCACCCTGCCATACCGTGTGCGCAAGTGGATCACAGCAGAGGTTGTGCCGACCGTCTTGCGGACCGGGCAGTATGGCAGCCCCGCTCCGTCGCTGGACCTCAACGATCCGGCGACGCTCCAGCGCCTGCTATTGGAGCATACCAGCCGGACCATGAATGCCAGCGAGCAGATCGCAAAGCTATCTCCGAAGGCCGAAGCGCTCGATCGACTGACCGATGCCCGCGGCTCCCTGTGCATCACCGACGCGGCAAAGGCGCTGAACGCCCAGCCGCGCCGCCTGTTCGCGTGGATGGAGGCCAATCACTGGATATACCGGCGCAGCGAAGGCGGCCACTTCGTCGCGTTCGGCGCAAAGCTGGAAGCCAAGCTGCTGGAGCACAAGGGCACGACCATCACCGTGCGCGGCCGGCCCGACAAGTGGGTCGAACAGGTCGTGGTGACGCCGAAAGGCTTGGCGCGGCTGGCAGAGTTGAAGGCGGGCGCATGATGACCGAGAACGAGAAGCTTTGCCTTGAAGCTCGCCGCTTGCACGATGCGTTCATCATGGCCGCTGGCGACGAGGGCGCCGACCAGGCGCGAGCCACGACGACGCTCATGATGATCTGTTTCGAACAGCTGGCCAGCCGTGTCGGGATGGCCAAGGCGCGCCGTGTCGTCAAGGCGATGGTCGAAGCCGTCCGGCCGGCCTGAGCCGCCCAGGGTGGGGGGTGGTCGCAAAGTTGGAGCGCCCTCCGATAGGACACCGCTCCCGACCCGAAAGTGTTTGCTAATACAGTTTTCGCTTCTTGGGGCCGCCGCGCCGCGCTGGCCACCCCCTCACCTTTCCCAACCGCCCATTTTTCCTACGAAAAGGAGACGATCAATGCTGAATGACGAACACAAGCCAGAGGCCATCCGAAATTTCTGCACTGCCATCGCAAATCTTGCCCGCGAGCTCATCGAAGCAGGGGGAGTAACCCATTCGGCGCTTGCCGCGGGCCTCCGGGTCGAGGCTGGTAAGATCGAGGTGGCGGGGCCGCGCGATCCCATGTCCATGGACGAGAGGGAGATGGTCGATCTAGCCCGCAAGGCGCATGAATTTATCAATTCGCTCATGGTCGCGGGCGTGGATGAGCGCATCGCAGTCGTAACAATCGGCAACACCCTTGTGGAGCGGGTCGCCCGGACGCGCGGCGCGGCTGGTGCCGCGCACTGGTTGCGAGGGTTGGCAACACTCGTGGACCAGAATGGCGACGCAATCGAAGAAACGTCGAAGGCGCACTAAGGCCTTTCGTTTCCGCCATGTTCTTGCTATCGCTGGCGCGTCAACGCATGGGATGTGCGACGACACCCCGCCTACCGCGTGAGATGCGCGCCGGCGACGGCTTAGAAAACGCCTTCGGGCGAGCTGTCGGACTGCGCATATGGAACACGCTTACCACCCCCTAGATTTGAAGAAGCTGGCCGAGGGTCAGATATCCGGCCTTGCGGCTGGCTATGGCAATGTCGACAGCCATGGCGAGACGTTCGCGCCCGGCGCATTTACCGAGAGCCTTCGCGGATCCCGGCCCGTCGCCATGCTGCTGCACCACGATAAATCCCGCCCTGTTGGGAAGTGGGATAGCTTGGCGGAAAACAGCAAAGGGCTTCACGCATCCGGCACGTTGGCGCTGAGCGCGCCCGACGGGCAAGAGGCGTATGCGCTTGCGAAAGCTGGCGCCCTCACCGGCCTGTCGGTCGGCTATCTCCAGCGCGAAGCCAGAGGCAAGGTCATCACAAAGGCCGACCTATGGGAAATCTCGTTGGTCGCGATCCCCTCCAACCCTCTCACCTATGTCGAGCAGGTCAAGTCCGTGGCGAATGTCCGCGAGCTTGAGGATCACCTGCGGGAGATCGGCCTGTCCGGTCGCCGCGCCAAGGCCGCCGCCGCCGCCGCCTTTCGCGCCGCCGACGAAGCAAAAGACGATCAGGCTATGGCGCAGGTCGCCGAGCGCCTGGCGCAATCCACCCGAAACATCGCAACTCTCATGGGAGTGAAATAACATGTTTACCGACCGTCTGTTGAAGTTCCGCGCCGCCATGCGCGCCAGCGCCCATCTGGATATCCCGATCGTCAAAACGAAGAACGCCAAGAGCGTCGAGGACGTGCTGGATGAGCATATCGCCACCGTCACCAAGGCGCTGGAAAAGGTGAAGGAGGGCGAGAAGTCCACCGATGAGCGCTTGGGCGAATTGCGCAGCGAGATCACCGAACTGTCGCAGAAGATGGCGCAAGGCCAGCGCGGGGCCGTTTCGATGCTGGGCGATCCGGGGGCCACGGCATGGGGCCGCCAGTTCACCGATTCCGAACGCTTCAAAGCCTATGTGGACATGGAGGCGCAGGACCGGCCGCGCGAAATGCGGTGCGCGATGAAGGCAATCGACAGCGGCGCCTCGGCTGGCGACCTGATCGTGCCGCAGCGCGATGAAGTGGTATCCATGCCGCAGCGTCGGCTGGTGGTCCGGGATCTGCTGACCATCATCAATACGGAAACCGGCGTCGTTGAAACGCCGGTTCAGACCGAGCGGACGAACGCGGCCGGGGTTGTCGCAGAAGGCGCGCTGAAGCCGGAATCGTCCTACAAGTGGGAATTGAAGGACACCAAGATCAGGACCATCGCGCACTGGGTCGAAGCGTCCCGCCAGATCATTGACGACGTGCCGCAGCTGGAGGGCCTGATCGACGGTGAACTGCGCTACGGCCTCGATTTGAACGAAGAAGCCGAGTTGATCTATGGCGACGGCACCGGCGAGCATCTGACCGGGCTGGCTGTTGGCGCTACCGCCTATGCCGCCCCGTTCACCGTGGCAGGCCAGACGATGATTGACCAGATCGGGCTTGCGCTCCTTCAGGCGGCCCTAACCGACGTGGAGCCGGACGGCATCGTCATCCACCCGTCCGACTGGCTGCGCCTCCTTCTGACCAAGGATGCAGCGGGCGGCTATATCATCGCCAATCCGCAGGGCCAGAACCGCGCCACCCTCTTCGGCCAGCCTGTTGTGCCGACCAAGGCCATGAATATCGACAAGTTCCTTGTTGGGCCGTTCAAGCGTGGCGCGGCCTACTATGACCGGATGCAGACGGAAGTGCGCATCTCCGACCAGGACCGTGACAATTTCGTGCGCAACAAGCTCACGATAAGGGCTGAGAAGCGAATTGGCTTGGGCAAGAAGCGACCGAATTCGTTCATCTACGGCGACTTCGGCAACGTCGCATAACAACTTGAGGGTGGGCGCAGGTGTCCCGTGCCGCCCTCATGGCCCCGGCCTAACTCCCCCTGAGGCCGGGGCCACTACCTGCAAGCGAAAGCACGCCCATGAACGACAATGACGGACAGCCCGCCCTTGGCGTCGGCTTTGACATCGGCTTCGGCGATTCGTTCGGTCAGTTGGCGCGGCTGGATGACATCATCGGCGAAACCGCCGCAAACGCTGTGCGCGACTTCCAAAAATTGGAACAGGCGGCTGGAAACGTCACCATGAGCGGCGCCGTCATCCAGATGGACAGCTACCGCCACGCCGCAACTAGGACTGCGCTAGACCTGGCCAAAGTCGAAAAGGCGGGCGAGTCCCTCTCACGCCAGATGGAGCGGCAAATCTCGACCTTCGGCATGTCCCGCGCGGAGATACAGCGCCTGAAGGTCGAGACCGCCGCCCTCAACGCAGAGCAGAGCAATCTCCCCGAGCTGGCCGGCCGGCTGCGCGGACAGATCGCCGAGCTCGATCAGCTGACGGCAGCGAACCGCGCCGCGGCGCAGGCCCATCGCATGTTCGAAGAGCGCGTGAAGGCGGGTGCGTTCGCCATGCGTGAGCAGGAGACGGCCGCCGCGCGCGATGCGCAGACGCTTGCCCAGCTGCGCGCCATGCTCGATCCCGCCGCCGCCGCGCAGGAAAGGCTCAATCAGGAAATCGCGGAAGCCCGACGCGTCATGCAGGCGGCCGGCGCGAGCGGTGAAGAGCTGGCCCGCGTTGAGATGATGCTCGCCCGTGGCCATGGCAGCCTAAGCCAGTCGTCCAACGCGGCGCGCGCGGCCACGCAAAATCTCGGCTTCCAGGTGCAGGACTTCGCCGTCCAGGTTGTGGGCGGAACGTCTGCGCTGCGCGCCTTCGCGATGCAGGCGCCCCAGGCGGCCGGCGCGCTCACAGGGTTTGAGGGCAAGCTGGGCTCGGTCGGCCGGTTCCTTAACGGCCCGTGGGGCATAGCGCTCACGCTGGCCGGCACCTTGGCGGCTGGCTTCGCGGCGGAGCTCATGGACACCTCCGACGCGCTCGATCAGGTCAAGTTTTCCTCCAGCGCCGTGGGCGATGCGCAGGGCATTCTTGGCAATGTGCTCGACCTCACCACCGGGAAGGTCATCAATCAGAGCAGCGCCATGATGGGGCTTGCGCAGGCGCAGTTGGCGGTCGCGCGCGTCCAGGCGCAGACGCGGCAGGCGGAGGCGCGGGCGCAGATCAAGGATGCGGGCACGCTGGGCTTCACCGACGGGCTCTATGGCATGTTCAGCAGCAAGAAGACGCTCTACGGCAGCTGGACGACCCGCGACCTCATGTCTTCGTTCCTGGGGGGCGGCACGGATAGCAAGAGCGTGCTGCGCTCGCTGGAGAGCCTGCAGCAGGGCGGGCTCATGACGGCAGAGGCATTTTCGGAGGCCGCTGCCGCCGTCGCAAATTTCGCGGTCGAAGGCGAAAACCTCAAGACCTACGAATCCGCGCAGCGCATCCTTGATGGCGTCGGCACGTCGCTCGATCGGGGCCTGATCCTCCAGACGAAGAAGGCGAAGGTGTCGACCAAGGCCGCAGACGATGCGCTGAAGGAGCTTATCAAGACGGCGCAGTGGCTGAACGACATGAAGATGACGGCCCAGGGCAACGTCTGGACGATGGCGGCGGACGCGGCGAAGCGGAACCTTGAGTTCGGCAAGCAGGAGATCACGCTGGGCGAAAAGATGATCGACCAGGCGAATGAGCGCCTGCAGCTGGAGGAAGCGCAGCAGATGGGCGCGCAGCAGCTGCTGGACACCTATCTGCGCCAGCTATCCGCCCTGCAGGCGATGGGCGGGCCTGCCGCCGCGCTGGCGGGCATCCTGGGCGGGTTCGCGACCGGCGACTTCGGCGGACTGTCCGGGACGGCCGGCAAGCTGCTGGACGGCCTGAGCGCCATGGGCGTGGGCAAGAACGGGTGGAAGGAGGTGACGGACAAGCTGGACGCCATATTCGGCACGTCCGGCGACGGCAGTTTCGCCCGGATCATGCAAAAGACCTTCGCGGCGGGCGGCGTGGGCTCGCTGGCTGGCAACGCCCTATGGGGATCGCAGAACAGCGACCTCGCCAGTTTCGCGGGTGGCGCGGTCGGCGAAAAGATCGGCGAGAAGTTCCTGTCGAAGGCGCTGGGCGGCCTGGGCGACTTCGCCGGCCCGCTGGGCTCCATCGTCGGCGGCGTCCTGGGCGGGGCGCTGAGCGGCCTGTTCAGCAAGGCGAAGTGGGGAACGTCTGTCGTCACCGGTCAGGATGCCGCCAGCATCGCCACGGCCGGCAACAAGGCCGCCTATCGATCGAACGCCAGCCTGGCGGCAGATTCGATCCAGGGCGGGTTGCAGGCAATCGCCGATCAGCTGGGCGCGGACATCGGGGCCTATAACGTGTCCATCGGCCAGTATAAGGACAAGTGGCGGGTTTCGACCATCGGCCGCACCGGCAAGCTCAAGGGCGGGTCCAGCCGCACCGACATCAAGGATTTCGGAACGGACGGCGCAGAGGATGCTATCAAGTTCGCGATCGCCGACGCGATCAGCGATGGCGCGCTGTTGGGGCTCCGGGCGTCCACGCAGACGCTGATCCAGGGTGGCCTAGACGTGGAGGCGCAGCTAGCGAAGGCCCTGCAATTCGAGGGCGTGTTTTCCGAGCTCAAGAGCATGACCGATCCGGTGGGCTTCGCGATCGAGTCCCTCGACAAGGAGTTCGCGCAGCTGCGCAAGACCTTCGACCAGGCCGGCGCGTCGGCGGAGGAATATGCCCAGCTTCAGCAGCTATACGACCTCAAGCGCATCGATGCGCTAAAGGAGGCCAATGCCGAGACGGAAAGCCTGAGCCGCGACCGGCGCACGCTGGAGGCGCGGATCATGGAGCTTCAGGGCAAGACGCTGGAATCGACGGTCGCCATGCGCCAGATCGAGCTGGAACAGATGGAGGCCAGCCTGCGCCCGCTTCAGGAGCAGGTATGGGCGCTGGAGGATGCAGCGGACGCGGCGGCGGCGGCGCAGCAGCTGCGCGACGCCTGGGCATCGGTCGGCGACACGATCATGGACGAAGTGAACCGGATCCGGGGCATCACCGATCCGACCGACGGGGGCAGCTTCGCGGCGATCATGAGCCAGTTCAATGCCGCCACCGCCGCGGCGAAGGGCGGCGACCAGGACGCAGCGCGCGAGTTGGTCGGACTGTCGCAATCGCTCATCGAAGCGGCGGAGCTTAGCGCGACCAGCCGGCAGGAGCTCGATCGTGTAAAGGCGATGATCGCAGCCAGTCTGGAGGAAACGGCGCGCGCCGCCGGCGGTTCGTCCGTGGTGGACGCCGCGCGCGGCACGTCCGGCGCGATCCTGACCGGAGGGACGCCGGAGGCGGTGACGTTGGCGGCGGCGGCGACCACGGCACAGGCGGCGCCGGCGACCGCGTCGAACGACAATCTGGCTTCGGAACTTCGGGCGCTCCGGGAAGAGGTGGCGCAGCTGCGCAGCGAGAATAATTCAGGCCATGCCGCCACGGCCGGGCACGCGGGCAAGATGGCCCGGAAGCTGGACGACGTGACCAGCGCGAGCGGCGGCCAAGCGGTCAGTGTGGCGGGCGTGGCCAAATAGCGCAGGCGCGACGATGCGCCCGGCACTTGCGTGACGGGGGATCATCGTTCTATTGTAGGAATGGGTGTCAGAGCCCGGACCAGTGATAGGCGATCAGACCCGTTGGCGCGGGCATGATCGCCGAATGTAACAGCGTGGATTGGCGTCCATCGCTGACCGGACCTTTATGTCCGGGAGTGGGGCGCCATGCAATAGCCTTTCGAGGTAAAAGCGTTCCACCGGTCTCACTGGCCGGCTCTGACCCTCCCGGCGCCCCGTCCGATACGGGGAATAGGCTGTCAGAGGCCGAAACCAGTGAGAACGAACCATGGACAACGTGATAGCTCTGCCCAGCAGAGAGCCACGCGCCAGCCTGAAGCTGCGCGCGGGTGTCCCCTCCTTTGACCCGACCAACGCGGCGCACCTGCGCGCCTGGGAGGCCATCTGGTCGATCGGCGAACGCGACAGCGCGGCCGGGGCCATTCTCCACACGGGAGGGCAGGCCCATGATTGAGGCAGTCCAGCCAGGCATGACCCTGAGAGAAAAGGCCATGAATGGCGGCATCGCCGCCGATCACATCGACGCTTTAATCAGCGCCACCGAACTGGCCATGTGTTCGATCCGCCAGAACGATCTTGATGCGCGCCGTATGGGGATCATCGAGAAGCTGCCGCCACTGTCAGAGGCGGAGGACTGGGGCACTATGTGTTCCCTGCTGAACATCATGCGCGCACAGGTCGCCGTCTGCATCGACCTGTTCCAGAAGATCGAACTTGACCGAGGGTATGGCGCATGACGGTCAGCGAAAAGGAGGCGGAGCGGCTGGCCGATCTATCGCTGGAGATCAGCAATATGGCGACTGGCTTGGCCATCGTCGCGGCGAACTTCGACGGCCCCGCGACGGACGCGCTTTACGGGATCGTGTCCCATGCCAAGCGCATCGCGGAATCGGTCGAGAACTTCGCAAATATGGCCCACGCCCAATAACTCACCTGCCCCGCCCGGCGCGGCTGGGCGGGGCCTCATATGGAGGAATATCATGGCATCGGTTGCCAAGCGTGAATGGACGTACAAGGGCGAGACGAAAACCGCGTGGGTCGTTCGCTACAAGGACAAGGCTGGCGCGCATCGGTCGCGGCAGTTCGACAGGAAAAAGGCCGCAGACGACTACCGGCGCCAAGTTGAGAACGAGTTGGAGGCTGGATCGCATATCGCACCGGCCCAGACTCTGACGCTAAACGAGTTGGCGGAGGCCTACATTGCTGCCCAATACTCCCGCGCCGCACGCGGTGAACGCAAGGAGGCTGGCATCAAAAATGTCGCGCGCGGACTAAACCATTTCGCACGGAACATCGGCCACGTAAAACTGACGGACCTGACGTGGCAGATGATCGCTTCGGAGGTGGACCGGCTGCGGGACACGAATGTCGTTTTCCGGGCGTTCCCCGGCCACACGCCGAAGGTTGGCAGGAAGATGGCCAATGGCACGATTGATAACTCGCTCGGCTGGCTGACGTCGGCCCTTGCTTGGGCGGCACGGAGGGGCTTTGTGGGCAGGAACGCCGCCAGTGAGGCTCGCCGGGAGATAGGCCTGCTTGCAAAGGCTCCTATCGAAACATTCACCATCGAAGAGATGCAGCGCGTGACCGCTGCAATCGAGGCATGGTTTGAAAATACTTCGCGGAGGATGCCGACACAGCGCACGCAAGCCTTCCTGCGCGCCGTCGTCTACCTCGCGGCCTTCTGCGGCATGCGCAAAGGCGAGATCCTGGGTTTGCGGCCGGACCGCATCGACTGGGAGGCAAAGGCCATCACGATCGATGCCAGCCTGTCAGAGGACGACCACTTGGGGCCGACGAAGACGGTTTCGGGTATCCGTATCGTCCCGATGCCTGATCCGGTGATGGCGGCCCTGAGGGAGTGGGAGCCGTATATGCTCGCCAATGAGCGAGGCCTGATCTTCAGGACCAGTCTCAATACCAACCCGAGCTCTCAGGATTTTTATGATAAGTGGTATAAGTTGCTGCGCGCAGCTGGCATTCCGAAGACCGATCGCGGAAATCGAAATTTTCACGCCCTACGGCATTTCGCTGGTAGCGCTTGGCTAGATGCAGGAGCCACGCTGGCTGAGGTGTCGCGGCTGCTGGGGCATGCTAATGTCGAAATCACGGCGCGGGTTTATACCCATGCGATTCGCGGCCGAGAACATCGCGTGACTGCGATAGACCGATCGGCGGCGATGATCATGCTCCCTTCAATTACGCAAGAATTGCGCACGGCGGCTTGAAACCGCAGAAATCAGCCATCTAATAGGTTTGCTTCCGCAACCTCTATCTGAACCAGCGCGTAAACCGCTTCTCGCCGTTCATCTCGCCCAGCGTCTGGGGCGCCTGCATTGGCGACACGGATGACGAGGCGTTCGAGAAGGGCGAAGTCTACGGCGGTCTCGACCTTGCGGAGACGACCGACCTTTGCGCCTTCGTATTGGCCGCGCTCTGGAATGGCGTCTGGCACCTGCGGGCGTGGTTCTGGAAGCCGGACGCGACGCTAAAGGATCACGCGAAGCGCGATCGGGTGCCCTACGACATCTGGGCTGAAAAGGGCTTCATCAACACGACGCCCGGTGTCGCAGTTGATTACGAATATGTCGCCCACGACATCGCGCGGATCTGCGAGGGCGTGCCGGTCATCAAGATCGGCTATGACCGTCACCGCTTCAAGACGCTCGAAACGCAGATGCAGAAGGTCGGCATTGAATTGCCATTCGAGCCGTTCGGGCAGGGCTTCATCAGCATGGCCCCGGCCATGGACCTTATCGAGATCGACTTCCTCAATGAGAAAGTCCGGCACGGCGGCAACCCCGTGCTGACCATGTGCGCCGCCAACGCGGTGGTGAAGAAAGACCCGGCCGGGAACCGCAAGCTCGACAAGGCCAAATCCACAGGAAGGATCGACGGCATGGTCGCAGCAGTCATGGCGCGCGGGGTCGCGGCGCTCACCGCCGACAATGACGATATGGACGACCTGATCTCCGGTCTGAAAGCCCAGATGCAGGCGGCCGGCTGATGGGTATCGGCACTTGGGTCGGCTCCACCCTGCGTCTGTTCGGCAGCGGCCAGAATGGGAAGCTGAGCGGCGATCCTGTAGACGAGCCAACCCGCAAGGCCATCGCTCTCGGCAGCCGGATCGACAGCGCCGGACAGTCTGTCACGGCGAAAACGACGCTGGGACTACCGACCGCCTGGGCCTGCGTCCGGCTTAGGTCGGATGTCGTAGGCGCGATGGGCATGGGCGTGTTCGAGAAGTCCGATGGCGGGCGAAAAGCGCGGCAGGATCATTGGCTTTATGAGCTCGTTCACGAAGAGCCGAACCGCGACCAGACCGCTGCCGAGTTCTGGGCCGGTCAGGTGGCCGCCATGGACCTGTGGGGCAATGCCTTCGCGGAAAAGGAGACGCTCGGGCCGCGTGTTACCGCGCTGACGCCGCTTGCGCCGGACCTGATGCAGGTCAAGCGCAACAGCCGTAACGAGCGGGTTTATATCTATCAGGATCGCGGCAAGTCAGAGGAACTGCCGGCGGACAAGATTTTCCACCTGCGCGGCCTGACCCTAGGCGGCGATGTGGGGCTGTCGGCGATCGAGTTCGGCCGGCGCACGCTGGGCGGGGCAATTGCCGCGAACAAGACGGCCTCGGACACCTTTCGCGGCGGCCTGCAAATCGCGGGCCTGATGGAGACGGGAAGCACCAAGCTCAGCCCCGAACAGCGCGCGGACCTGCTGACGATCTTTGATGCATGGCTGGGCGACGCGATGCGCGGTCGGATCGTCCCGCTGGAAAAGGATTTCAAGTTCCATCCGATCAAGATGAGCCCTGCCGATGCGCAGCTTCTGGAGTCTCGCGCCTGGGATGTGGAGGAAATCTGCCGCTGGTTCGGCGTCCTTCCGATGCTGATCGGGCACGCCGCCAAAGGGCAGACGATGTGGGGCAGTGGCATTGAGCAACTGCTGCTCGGCTGGCAGACGCTGCTGCTCAATCCGCTGCTCACAAACATCCAGCAGGCCGTGAAAAAGCAACTGCTGCCGGTGGCCGAACGCAAGCGGGTCTATCCCGAGATCAACCGCGAGGCGCTGATGGCGGCGGACAGCGCGGCGCGCGCGGCGCTCTATTCCGCCTTCGGCCAGAATGGTGTGATGACGCGCGGCGAAATGCGCAACCGCGAGAACCTGCCTTCGCTGCCGGGCGACGATTTCCTTACGGTGCAGTCCAACCTCGTCCCGCTCGACAAGCTGGGACAGGTCGACGCGCCGGAACAGGGTGCCCGATCGGCGCTGATGAACCTGCTGTTCGGCGGCGATGTTGACAGCCTGATTGATGCCCGCGTGAAAGCGGCGCTGATGAACCACAATGGCGGCCCGCGCCTGGAGGATTGACGATGCGTATTGATCGCGCCTTCGGGCGCAAGCACAGCGGGGCACTCAAGGTCCGCGACTTCGATTTCGAGATCAAAGCGGTTTCGGAAGACGGCAAGTTCAACGGCTATGGCTCCGTCTGGGACGTGGTCGACAGCTATCAGGAAGTGGTCGCCAAAGGAGCGTTCACCGAAAGCCTGGCCGAGCTGGCAGCGAAGGGGCGTCCCGTCCCTGTCCTATGGCAGCATCGCAGCAGTGAGCCGATCGGTGCGTGGGCCAATCTGAAAGAGGACGATCACGGCCTTTTCGGCGAAGGCCAGATCCTGCTGGATGCCGGCGAGATGGAAAAGCGCGCCTATGCGCACATGAAGGCCCGCACCGTGACCGGCCTATCCATTGGGTATTGGGTGCGTGAATCGTCCTATGACGAGAAGACCGGCATCCGCACACTGACGAAGTTGGACCTTGTCGAGATCAGCCTCGTCACCTTCCCCGCCAATGATGATGCGCGGGTCGAAGCCGTCAAATTCAAGCTTGCGCATGGCGAGCTGCCCACTGATCGAGAATTTGAGAAGTTCCTGCGGGATGCAGGTTTCTCGAAGACCCGTGCCGCTGGCCTCGTCGGCAGCGGCTTGGCTGAACTGCGCCGGAGGGAGTCCGAGCGCGATACGACGATCACCCCGGCCCTTAAAGGCCTCTCGGACACCCTGGCCGGCTTCTCCCTGAAGTCCGCCGACTAAGGAAATCATCATGCGAACTTTTCTCTTCGCGGCGCTTGCCGTGGCGATGGCGCTTACCGTCATTCCGGACGCGGCTATGGCCGCAACTGCATTGGGGCATTTAAGCCCCGCCTCTTCCGCTGATGCATTCGGGCCAATCGCGATGGCCATGACCGCGCTGCCGATGGCGCGTGAATTCGGCCGTAAAGCGCCCGACGGGGAAGACAAAACGCTGGAGGGCCTTCAGAAGCAGCTGGGCGAAACGCTCGGCGAGGTGAAGGAGTTCGCCAAGGAATTCAAGGCGAAGAGCGAAGCCGGTGAAAAGGTGTCGACCGAAACCAAGGAAAAGGCGGACAAGGCTCTTTCCGAACTGGAAGGCCTGCGCGGCGAGATCACCGAACTGTCGCAGAAGCTGGCCCAGTCGCGCCGCGGTGGTGATGATGACCAGCCCGCGCTGAAAAGCCTGGGCGTCGAAGTCGCCAATCACGACGAGGTGCGCGCCTATGTCGATGGCGGATGCAAGGGCACGATCGGTTTCAGCGTGAAGGCAGTCACCACGGCTGCCGGCTCGGCAGGTGGCCTGATCCGTCCTGACCGCCAGTCCGATATCGTGACGATGCCGCGCATGGGTCTGCGCGTTCGCGATCTGCTGACGCCCGGCCGCACCGATGGCAATTCGATCGAGTTCGCCAAGCAGGTGACTCGCACCAACAACGCCGCCCCTGTGGCGGAGGGCGCCCAGAAGCCGGAATCGGTCTATGAATGGGACGTGGATGACGCCCCGGTGCGCACGATCGCACACTGGGTTCCGGTTTCGCGCCAGGCCATGGACGATATCCCGCAGCTGGAAAGCTTGATCGATGGCGAACTGCGCTGGGGTCTGGACGACGTCGAAGATGCCGAGCTTCTGCTTGGCGACGGCACCGGCCAGCATCTCAATGGCCTTTATACCCAGGCGACCGCATATGCGCAGCCGTCGGGCGTCTCGATCTCGGGCGAAACCAAGATTGACCGTCTGCGCCTCGCCATCCTGCAGGTCGAGCTGGCCGACTTCGCCCCCGACGGTATCGTCATCCATCCCACCCAGTGGGCGAACATCGAACTGACCAAGGACGCGGCCGGAGGCTATATCTTCGCCAATCCGCAGGGCGTGGCTGGCCCGGTCCTCTGGGGCCGCCCGGTCGTGTCGACCAAGCGCATCGGCGCGAACAACTTCCTGACCGGCAATTTCAAGCTGGCCGGCCAGATCTTCGATCGCATGGACACCGAGGTCCGCATCTCGGATCAGGACCGCGACAATTTCATCAAGAACATGCTGACGGTTCGTGCCGAGAAGCGCCTGGCGCTGGTCGTGCGCCGCCCGGCGGCTCTGGTGAAGGGCTCGCTGGTCATCGCCTGACCTGACGGAGGTGGGTCCATCGTAATTCCGATGGACCCCCTTTCCGATCATCGGCGCAACCCCGCGCTGATGACCCGAAAGGAGCAGCACATGAGCAAGAACGCCTACGTTCTGGACGATCACTACGGCGATAACGGTTCCGTCACCGCCGGCATGATCCTGCGGGACATTTCCTCGACCCGGTTCACCGAACTGGAGAAGAAGAAGCTGGTGCGCGAGGCGACGGCCAAGGAAGTCGAAGCGGGCAGCCAGCGCACCATCGACCCCGACGAGAGCAAGGCCGAGGGCGGCGAGAAGAAGGCGCCCGAGCCGGCCAACAAGAAGGCCGCCGATCCCAAGACCAAGGACGCTTGACCATGGCCCGTTCCGCTCAGCGCTCGCGCGGCTTCATGTGCGCGCCGGCTTTCACCGCCGCGCCGTCGATCACCGGCACCGCCCAGGTCGGCCAGACCCTGACGGGCGCAAGCGGGACGGTTCGCAACGGCACTGTTAGTGCCCATCGCTGGCTGCGCGATGGCGCTGCCATTTCCGGCGCCACGGCTGCAACCTATGTCGTTCAGGCTGGCGATGTCGGCGCCAAGATCACCTATGAGGTGACGGCCACCAATGCACTGAACAGCGCCAACACCGTCAAAGCGGTGTCGGCTGAGACGGCGACGGTCATCGCCTGATGCGCGTCACCGTCGTCACCCCGCCTGATCCCGTCGTGACGTGGGAAGAGGCGAAGACGCATCTGCGTCTGGATGGTGACGACGAGCAGGCCTTTGTCGAGGGGCTGATCGCCGCCGCTACGGCTCACATTGACGGCCCTTCGGGCTGGCTTGGCCGGGCGATAGGTTTGCAGACGCTGGAGATGTGCCTGCCCGCCTTCGGCCTCACGTCGATCGCGCTGGATTATCCGCCTGCCGTCGACATCGCTTCGATTGAATATGTCGACAGTGCGGGCGAGATCGCCAGCGTCGCCGATGATGACTACGAACTGGCGGGCCAATTGCTGCGCCCGGCATGGCCGCGCGTGTGGCCAAACGCTCAGTGGCGGGGTGCTGATGCTGATGTCGTTCGCATCCGCTATCGCGCTGGTTATGCCGTGAACCCTGATGCCGATCCGGTGGTGCCCAACATCCCCGCACCGATCCGCGCCGCAATCCTGCTGATGGTAGGCGACCTCTACCGCTTCCGCACGTCAGCGTCGGACATGAACATCACCGCGACGTCGATCCCCATGTCAACGACGGTGGAAAGCCTGCTCCAACCCTACAGGGTCTATCGCTGATGACGCTCGATGCAGGGACGCTTGACCGCCGGGTGCGCATCGAGCGCCCTGTAGCCGCCGAGGGCTTTGACGCCGCCGGTTCGGGCGAGTGGGAGCCGGTCATCACCGTCTGGGCGAATGTGCAGGACATGCTGCCCAGCCGGGGCGAGCGCCTTGCCGAGGGCATCAACGTCGCCGCGCGTCCCGCGCGCGTGCGCATCCGCTATCGCACCGGCATCACGTCGGCCATGCGCTTTGTCATGGGCGACCGTATTATGCAGATCGTGTCTGGCCCCGCCGAGCTTGGCCGGCGCGAGGCGCTGGAGTTCATGGTCGAGGAGTACAGCCCGGCCGGGAATGCCGCGTGATGCCGACGGTGACGGGGAAAAGCGAAGTCCGAGCCTACATGAACGACCTTCCCGGCCAGATCACGCGCATGTTGCGCGGAGCGGGGCGCGCGGGCGGCAGGGTGATCGCCGAGGAAGCAAAAAGCCGATCGGCTTCCGATGACGTTGCTGAAGCCGTGATCGTGAAGTCGCGCCAGGATGAAGGTCGGATAGTCGTCACGGTGACGGTGAAGCCTGGCTATATCTGGTCCCGAGCGCTGTGGCTCGAATATGGCACAGATGCACACTTCATCAGCGTCGATGACAGCCAGCGCGAGGGTCGATCGGTTCGCCGTATCAATGTCCAGACGCGCGAGGCGGGTGGAAATGCGTCGCTGGTGATCGGCGGCAAGTTCGTCGGCAGCACGGTCTGGCATCCCGGCGCGCGGCCACACCCGTTCCTACGGCCCGCGCTGGACGTGAAGGAGCAGGACGCGATCCGCGCCGCCCAAGCTTACATCAATGCGCGGGTTTCCCGGCGCGGCATCGCCGTCACGGACGAAGGGAGCGAGGAATGACGGTGCTGGAAGGCAGCGACATCATCGGCGCGCTGTTGCTGGAGGACGCCGCGCTGCTGCAGCTGGTTCCCGCGGAGCGGATCAAGGCCGGTTTGTTGCCGGAAGGGATCGCGCTGGACGCGTTGCTGGTGAATGGCACCAGTTCGACTGATCGGCAGCCCCTGACGCGCGAGGCGCTGGTGCGGCGTACGGACAGGGTTTCCGTCACGGTGCGCGCCGCCAGTCACCGCAATCGCAAGGCGGTGATCGCGGCGGTGCGGCGCGCGTGCGCCGGGAAGACCGGACAGCTGGGCGGCGGGCGCAACGTGTCGATCCTGACCGCCGGCATGGGGCCTGACGTCAATGGCCCGGGCGGCAGCTTCGAAAAAACACAGGATTTCAAGATCAGCTGGGACGCTGAGGATTAGCAGGAGAATATCCATGTCCACCATGAAGAAGGCGAAGGTGCTGCGCAACTTCAACGATGCCGGCACGAACAAACGCTATGCGGCCGGCGAGGCGATCGACCTGACCGACGGCGAGTTCACCAATTACGCGGCGGCCGGGCTGGTAGAAGCCGCCACCGGCGCCGCCGACGCCAAGGCCGATACCAAGAAGGCCTGATACGACCTTCGTCCGCCCGCGCGGACGGTTTCCGCCGGATAGTCCGGCTCGCCACACAGGAGAAATACCATGGCATCCACCACTGCTGCGGGCACGATGATCGCGATCTCGGCTGCCCTTCCCGCCACCGAAGACGCTGCAGGCTACGGCGCCCTTACCTTCACGAAGATTGGCGGCGTCGAGCAGATCGGCGTCATCGGCGCGACCACCAACAAGGTGGAATTCCAGCCGCTCGATGGCCCTAAGGAAAAGCACAAGGGGTCGACCGACTTCGGCTCGCTGCAGCCCGCGATCGCGCATAATGACGATGATGCCGGGCAGACGCTGCTGCGCACGGCCGCCGAACCGGACAATAACGCGCTCTACTCGATCCAGGTCACCTATCCGACCGGCGAGAAGCGCTGGTCGCAGGGCCGCGCGTTCGGCTACCCCGAGAATATCGGCAACGCCGACAGCATCATCATGGTCAACCCGACCATCGAGCTCAGCAAGAAGGTCGTCCGCTCGGCCTGATTCTCTCCATTCCGGCAGCAGCCGGTCACTGCGCATCGGCCCGCCCCGCACATCGCGGGTGGCGGGTCGGGTCGGTGCACCCTCCCGCGAAGGACGTTAACTTATGTTCGATATTACCAGCCAGGCGGTGCAGGACACCGCCGCCATTCACCTCAAGGGTGCCGACGGCGAGCATCTCTATTCCGAGGGCAAGCCTGTCCGCATCGTCATCTATGGGCCGGGCTCCAAGCAGTTCGCCGCGATCGAGGCGCGCCAGACCAATCGCGCGGTCAAGCGCATGCAGGATAATGACGGCAAGGTGTCCGTAGCCTCCCCCGAGCAGCGCGCCAACGAGCAGGCCGAGGATCTGGCCGACCTGACGGTCGCGCTGGAAAACTTCACCTATCCACCCGCCGCCGGCGCGCAGGGCAAGGATCTGTTCAAGGCCCTCTACGCCGATATCACGCTCGGCTTCATTCCCCAGCAGATCATGAAGGCGGTCAAGGACTGGGGAAACTTCAAGCCCGGATCGACCGGGAACTGAAGCTTTACGTCCGGCAAATGGCGTGGCTGCATGCCACGCCCAAGCCGCCAGCGGGAACGAAGCGGGCGGCGGCGAAGGATCAGCCGCCCGCGATCAGCCGGATGGAGCGATACAAGCGGGATGGCATCGTCCCGCAGATGCCGCCCAACCCGGCCCCTCACATCATCAACCGGCTGGTGGAGATCGGCCTTTCCGAAGCGGCCGGCATGGGCTCAGGCCCGATCAGCTGGCTTACCATCGATGCATGGTGCCGGCGGACAGGCATCGACCTTGCGCCGTGGGAGGCCCGCCTGCTGCGATCGCTCTCAGTCGCCTATGTGGCGGAAGGGCGCAGCGCCGAGAGCGAGAACTGTCCGGCGCCGTGGCGGGCAGCGCCGACGGAGCGGGAAAAAGAGCTGGAGCTTGCCCGGCTGCGGTCGGTGCTGGGGTGACTCGACTCACTCCGATCTGATTGTCACGTTGCCACACTCATCTGCTTTGCGGGGAGTGATCAGCGTGGTCATGTTGATGAAGGGTAACGGCCGTTTCGATTTCAACATCGTTGGTGAGAGCCACCGGCAAAATCACCTAAGCTGGATCGCAGGTCCAAAGTCTCCATCAGGGCATGATCTTGACTGCCTGGCAGCCCTTGTTCGACATGACGATAATCTGCACGACGATAAGGCGGTTGCCGTCTTCATCGTTTTCGCGAGTGGAAAGATTCTGATCGTTGGCTATTTAGCGCGAAAAGATGCTCGCCGTTACAGGTCATGTCTTAAAGACCTGGGCCGCGAGGATCCCGAGGGCATGCTATGTCGCGCAAAAATTGTTGGTGGTTGGGACGATGGCGCAGGCAATGAGGGTCATTACGGCGTCAAACTGGACCTGATGATGCCTCTTAAGTTTGGCACCATCAAATCGTGGGATAGTTGGAAACAGCGGCTGCTGCCCGGATGAACGCTGAACCTTCACCAATACTGTCCGACTAGAATGCTCGTTTTGCGGGCGCGGCTTTGACGGCGCACTCTCCATGCTCGCCCGGGTCGCTCAGTGGCATGAAGGCAAATGTGCGACGTAGCGAAGACGAAACACGGTTAATGATCCACGTCGTTTGATCGTCAACGACCTTGATCTCGGTTGGACCGAACAACCCGTCACGCGAGACAGTGCGCCCGCTGGGTAAGCCGATCGTCACCTTTTGGTTATCTTCATCCAAAGCTATTTCGACTGGAATAAGACCCGTTTCTTGGACCAGCTGACATACGAGGTAGGTAGGCTCCGCCATCGCGCCTGTCGTCCATGAGAATGCAGCAATCGCTGCCATCGCCCTGATCATCACCATCCCTCTCACTGCCCAACCGGGCAGCCCTTCTATCGTGGAGACACCCCATGGACAATGACAGTCCCGGTCTGGGCGTCGGCTTCACGATCGATCCCGAAGGTTCATTCGACACGCTGCGCCAGCTGCAGGCCGCCATGGACAGCACAGAAGGGCGGATCGTGCAGGAGGCCGCCCGGATCGAAAAGGCGACCAGCGGCATGGTCAAGCTGGGCGGCGCCGTGGTCGAGATGGATAGTTTCCGGAACGCCGCGACCCGCGCGGGGCGCGAGGCGGCGCAGGAATTCGCCCGTGTCGAGAAGGCCGGCGAAGCGATGGTGCGCCAGCTGGAGCGCCAGAATGCGAGCTTCGGCAAGACGCGTGATGAGCTGCGCGCGCTTCGCGCCGCCGAACTGGCGGCGTCAGCGGAAAGCGTCGGCAATATCGACCTTGCCAACCGGCTGCGCGCCGAAGAGGCGGCGCTGTATGACAAACAGTTCGCCGCCGCGCGCCGCGCCAGCCAGGAAGCGCAGGCGATGGCTGAGGACAAGGCAATCGCGGCGCAGCGGGCGGTAGCGGCGGCGGAAGCGGAGGCGCGCGCCATCAAGGCGGCGGCGGTCGCGCATGACATCTTCCAGCTGAAGGTCCGACAGGGCGTGCAGGCGATGCGCGAAGCCGAGGCGGCGCAGAAGATCGCCGATCGCGATGCCGCTGCCGCCAAGATCCGCGCCGAGGCAGAAGCCACCGCACGCTTGACCGCCGAACATGCGCGCCTGGCTGCCATGGTGCGGGGATCGCAGGCGGCGCTGGAGGCGGATGCCGCCGCGGCCGAGCACATGCGCATGTCGACCGACCCGCTCTATGCGGCGACCAAGCGGCTGAATGACGAGATCGCCGAATCGACGCGGCTCTACCAAGCCGGCGCGACCGCTGCGCCGGAATATGCGCGACAGCAGGAAGTGCTCACCGGCCGTCTGCGCCAGCTGAGCGCCGTGCAGGACGATGCGACGCGCGTGGCGTCGAAGCATGGCGGAACGCTGACGCAGCTGTCGTTCCAGATCAACGACATCGCCACCATGGCCGCCATGGGCGCGGCGCCAATGCAGATATTCGCCAGTCAGGCCGGTCAGATCTTCCAGGTGGCGCAGATGGCGGAAGGCGGCATCAAGGGGTTCGCGCTCCAGATGGGCGCGCTGCTGTTGCGCTTTGCGCCTGTGACGGCGGGGCTTGCCGTCGCCGGCGTGGCATTCTCGCGCTGGCACGATCAGCTGAACGATGACGCGGGCCTCAAAGCCTATGCGTCGACGCTGGGGCTGACCGCAAAGGAGATGGACCGCCTGAAGGATGTGACGGTCACGTCCGGGGACATCATGAACGGTATCTGGAAAACGTTCGACGATCGCACGAACATTTCCGGCAATACGAAGAAGCTGATCGACTGGCTGTTTTCGCCGAATGATGTGCAGACGGTCGCGAATTTCGTCGCCGAGATCTATGGCGCGTTCGTCGGCGGCTACAAGGCCGTCGTCGCGACCTGGGCCATGCTGCCTTCCGCCATGGGCGATCTGGTCGCCCAGGCGACCAACGCGACCATTGCCAAGCTGGAGTCCATGGTGAATGCGTCGATCGAGGGGATCAACGGCCTTGCCCGCCGCGCCAACGACCTGCTGGGGTTCGAGCTTTTCGGCCAGATCGCCAATGTCACTATCGACCGGGTGACCAACCTCTATGAGGGCGCGGCGAGCAAGGTCGCCAGCACGTTCGGCGACAGCGTAGCGGCCGAAACGAAGCGGGCGAAGGACTGGATGTCCACGCTGGTCGGCGACATCGAGAAAAACACCTTCGCCGCGTCCCGCGCGCGCCTGGACAAGCAGCGTGACGACATCCTGAAGAAGCGGTCGGAAAAGACGGACAAGCATGCCGAAAAGCTGGCGCGTGAGGCCGCCGCGACCGAAGCGCAGATCCGCAACCTCTACGCCCTGGCCGATGCCTATCAGGTCTCCGGCGCCGCGGCGCTGGTCGCCGAAGCGCGGGTGAAGGCCGAAAGCCAGGCGATCAAGCAGCGGGCCGACATCGAGGCTGCGGTGGAGCGGCAGATCCGGCTGACGATCGCGCAGCGCGTGTCCGACGCCGCCAAGGCATCACTGGCGACGCGCGAACAGGTGGCGGCGCAGGAGCGTGTCAACGCGATGGTGTCGGCCGGTCTGATCCCCGCCGAGCGCGCCGCAGACCTGGTGCGCGACCAGATTGCTGATCTGCCGTTGCTCGCCGCGCTCCAGGTGGCGCAGCAGCGCGGCTATGTGAAGGAGATCGAGGCGGCCAAGCGCGCGCTGGACGATCAGCGCAAGGCGCGGGAGCAGCTGACGGCTGCCGAGCGCACCGCATCGTTCAATGCCGCGATGGAAGCGGGCGCGGACCGCATCACGGAGTTGCAGGCAGAGCTGCGGCTGATCGGCGCCACAGATGCCGCACGGGTCAAGGCCCTGGCGACGATCCGAGCAACCCAGGAGGCCGCCCGGAATAATTTCGTGGGGCAGCAGGCGGAGCAATTTATCGCCCAGCAAGTCCAGATCGCCGATCTCGACCTGCAGCGCCAGCTGCGCGCCGAGGCCTATAATGACAGCCTGCGCTATCAGGCGGACCTGCTGGACGCCGTCGCGACCAATGTCAGCCTGGCAGCCAACGGCATCGCTGATGCCTTCGGCCGCGCGGGCGAGGCGCTGGGCGGCATGGCATCGACCTTTGCCAGTTATCTGGCCGATCAAGAGCGGCTGAACAGTTCCAAGGCGGCTGAGCTGCGCCTTGCCAGTCAGCTGGCGGACGAGAATGCCCGCGTGCAGCGGACACAGCAGATCAACGCCCTTTATGCCGTGCGCGGCCTGACTGCGCAGGTCGGACTCTATGGCGACATGACGCATGCCGCGAAGGGGTTTTTCAAGGAAGGCTCCGACGGCTACAAGGCGCTGGAGACGGCGGAAAAGGCATTCCGCGCGGTCGAGTTCGCCCTATCCGTTCGCGCAGTGGCGCAGGATGCCATCGAAACCGCATCGTCCATCGCCAAGAGCGGCGCGCGCACCGCGACCAAGGCGGTGGAGGCCGTCGTGTCGGCCATTTCCTCCCTGCCCTTCCCGCTCAACCTGGCGGCAGGGGCGGCGACCATCGCGGCTCTCGCCTCGATCGGCGTTGCGGTGGCGGGGTCGTTCGGCGGCAGCAACAGCCTGCCCAAATCGAACGACGGCACCGGCACGGTGCTGGGCGACGTCACCACCAAGTCCGACAGCATCAAGCGCGCGATCGAGAGCCTGAAGGAGGTCGATACCGTCATGCTGGGCTATTCGCGCCAGATGGCGGCGTCGCTGAGTTCGATCGAGGACCAGATCGGCGGCTTTGCCGCGCTGGTGCTGCGCACGGGCGACGTCAACGCGTCGCAGGGCGTTGCCGAAGGGTTCAAGGCCAGCGGCGTCGGATCGATCCTGTCCAACATCCCGATCATCGGCGGCCTGCTGGGCAGCCTGTTCGGCACCAAGACGAAGGTCGTAGGCAGCGGCCTCTACGGTGACGCGCAGTCGCTGGGCGATATCCTGACCGGCGGGTTCGACGCGTCCTATTACAGCGACATCCAGAAAAAGAAGAAATTCTTCGGCATCACGACGTCGACCAAATATCGGACGCAATATGCCGATGCCGATGCGGGACTGGAAAACCAGTTCACGCTGATCCTGCGCGAGTTCAATGACGCGATCCTGGCGGCGGCCGGGCCGCTGGGGCTGGCGACCGATGCGATCCAGCAGAAGCTGAACGGCTTTGTCGTCAATATCGGCAAGATCGACCTGCAAGGCCTGACCGGCGAAGAGATTGAAGAAAAGCTGACGGCGGTATTCGGAGCGGCGGCCGACCAGATGGCGCAAGCGGCGTTCCCCGGCATCGAGCGCTTCCAACAGGTCGGCGAAGGGCTGTTCGAGACGCTCGTGCGCGTGTCGTCCACCGTGGAGAGCGTCACGTCGACTCTGACGATGCTGGGTTCGTCAGCCAGCCTGATGAGCATCGACATGAAGATGGCGCTGGCGGGCCAGTTCGAGAGCCTGTCCGACTTCACCGACGCGGCCGGCAGTTATTTCGAGACCTATTACACCGCGGCCGAACAGGCGGCAGCGCGCACGGCGCAGTTCACCGACGTGTTCGAAAGCCTGGGTCTAACCATGCCATCGTCGCTTGCGGGCTTCCGCGCGCTGGTCGAGGCGCAGGACCTGACCACGGCAGCGGGACAGGCGACCTATGCCACGCTGTTGCAGCTGGCGCCGGCCTTTGCCGACCTGCAATCCGCGCTCAACGGCGCGAAGAGCGCGGCCGACATCCTGTCCGAACGGCAGGATCTGGAAAAACAGCTGCTGGAACTACAGGGCAACACCGCCGCGATCCGCGAAATGGAGCTGGCGCAGCTGGACGAAAGCAACCGCGCGCTGCAGCAGCAGATCTGGGCGTTGCAGGACGCCAAGGAAGCGGCCGATGCGGCCGACCAGCTGCGCGAAGCCTGGTCGTCGATCGGCGACAGCATCCTGGATGAGGTCAACCGGATCCGCGGCATCACCGACGGGTCGAGTGGCGGCAGCTTCGCCACGCTGATGGGCCAGTTCAACGCCGCCACGGCCGCCGCGCGCGCGGGCGACCAGGACGCGGCCGGGCAGCTGGTCAGCCTGTCGCAGTCGCTGCTGAACGCGGCGTCGCTGTCCGCCACCAGCCGGCAGGAGCTGGACCGGATCAAGGCCCTGACGGCGGCGAGCCTGGAAGAGACCTATGCGGTGATCAGCGCCCTGGGCGGTGTCGCGGGTGTCGCGACGAGCGGCGGCGCGATCCTGTCGGGCGGGCCCGAGGCGGCGACGCTCGCTGCGGCGGCCAGCACGGCGCAGGCGGCGCCCGCCAGCGCGTCCAACGACAATCTGGCGGCGGAGCTGCGCGCGTTGCGCGAGGAAGTGGCGCAGATGCGCAGCGAGAATAACAGCGGCCATGCGGCCAATGCTGGCAACACGGGTGCGATCAAGCGCAAGCTGGAGGATGTGTCGGCGGCAAGCGGCGGTCAGGCGATCAGCGTAGCGGGCGTTGCCGCATGAGGGTGGAAACCGATGACGGTCGGGCCATTGCGATCGGCGCGACCGAGAGTGAGCCCACCGTCGGGATCGTGGATTACAGCCGGCGCGAAACCGATGACTTCGGCGTCACGACCGTGGTTCCCCGCGATTTCGCGCGCACCATGTCTGTTCGCGTCAAGGTGCCGAGCGAAAATGTCGATCAGATCCAGCGCGATCTGGCGTCGCTGCGCGCCAAGGCGGCGCTCTGGGTCGCCGACGATCGCTTCGAAAGCCTGTCCTTTCGCGGCTATTTCAAAGAATTCTCGATCGACCTGGCGATCCCGCCGGTCAGTTTCTGCACGCTGACGATCGAAGGGCTGGTCGAAGGCGGCGATTTCCATGATCCTGGCGGCGATCCAGCCCCAGCCAATGCAGTGTCGTCGCTGCGCCTGCTGCAGCCCGTCACCAATATCGCCTTGCGATCCAGCAGCGTTGATGAGGATGATTACCCGCTGTGGGACGATGATGCGAACTATGACCTGGGCGCGCGCGTCATCCGCATGCATCGCATCTTCGAAAGCGCCGCAGACAATAATCAGGGCAATGAGCCCATCGCTGCGGCAGGCCTGTGGATCGACATCGGGGCAACGAATCGCTGGGCGATGTTCGACCAGGCGCTTGGGTCGGCGACGGAGGCGGCCGAAGCGATCACGGTGACGCTGGTTGCGCTGGACCCTATCAACGCGGTGGCGCTGTTGGATGTGACGGCGCATAGCGTCCGGGTGCAGGCGGAAGGCTATGACCGGACCTTGTCGCCCACAGCGACGCCGGGAATGGTGGCGTTCCTGGACCTGCCGGACGTGATAGAGGCGTTCACCGTCACGATTACAGGACCCGGTGCCGTATCGGTAGGCACGCTGCTGTTCGGGCAACTGGTCGGCCTGGGCATCACGGAAGCGTCGCCGACCGCCGGCATCACCGATTACAGCCGAAAGGAAACCGACGACTTCGGCGAAGTGACTGTCGTCGAGCGCGCGTGGGCGAAGCGCATGAATGTGCGCGCCTTGATTGCGACGGACGCGTTGGACGTCGTTGCCGGGCGCATCGCGCGGGTTCGCGCGATCCCGTCGCTGTGGATCGGCGACGAGGGGCGCGAAAGCGTCACCATATACGGCTTTTTCAAAGACTTCTCGATCGCGGTCGGACAGAATGTCAGCACGCTGTCGCTGTCGGTCGAAGGATTGAGCGCGGCCGCCAAGATCGCGCCGCTGCAGGTCGATCCCGGCGATGTCAGTTGGGGCGACATCGTCGACGATGATCCTGCGCATCCCAAGCCGCAGGACGGGGCAACCGTGGGAGCCCCCGATGGCACAGCGGTGGGCGGCACGACGGCCAGCAATGTGATCGCCGCGCTGCTGGCGCTGGGTTCGGTCACCGATCCCGATGATATCGTGGGTGGCGCGCTGGCGCTGATCGACCGAACGAAAAATCACGCCCTGGCGTTGTTCGAGGCGCAGATGCTGGGCGAAGAGCGCAAGGCGCGCTGGGAGCGGCTGACGCATCTGGACGGCAAGGAAATCACCACACGCGTCCGCAGCGAGATCAGCGAGCGGATCGACGGTGACATCGCCATAGTCGAGATGGTCAACGAGATCGAAGCCGCAGCGACTGACGGGGTTGCGGCGGCCATGGCCGCGATCAGCGATGAAGCCAGCGTTCGCGCGAGCGCTGACGCGGCCGAAACAGCGCAGCGCGAGTTGGCGGTTTCATTGGTCCAGGCCCACATCGATGACGCGGTCATCGATCTTCAGGCGGCCATCCTGGACGAAGCCACCACGCGGGCGGACGCGGACAGCGCCGAAACGATGCAGAGAGAGCTAGCGATATCGCAGCTGCGATCGGACGTGGATGGCGAGATCGTCGATGTCATGGCCGCCATCGGCTCTGAGGCGAGCACTCGCGCGACCGCCGACGAAGCGGAGGCCAGCGCGCGCGAGGCGCTGGCGGCCAGCATCGCCAGCGATCTGGCCGACGTGAATGCCGCGATCATCAATGAGGCGAGCGTGCGGGCCAGCGGCGACGAGGCGGAAGCGACTGCCCGCGAAGCATTGGCGGCGACGCTGAGCGGCGACATCGCCGACGTGTCCGCCGCTGTCGAAAGCGAGGCGATAGCGCGTGCGGCGGAGGATGGCGCCATCGCGTCCGACCTGAGCGCGGTGCAGACAACCGTCGACGGTAACACGGCCAGCGTGTTGATGCTGATGGAGTCTGTCGACGGATTGTCCGCGCAGTGGGGCGTGCGCATCGTGCGTGAAGGCCCTGGCGGCGCGCCTGTGGTGTCTGGCGTGCGTCTGAACGACAATGGGGAGGAATCGGACTTCACCGTCATGGCGGACAAATTCCGGGTCTACTCCGACTCAAGCGGTGACCGGTATGAATTTGGCGACGGTCGTCAGGTCATTGTCGGCGGATCTGTGATGACGATCAGCGGGCGCCCCTTCGGGTCGACCGATCAGTTCCTGGAATGGACCGGGCCTGTCGTTTCCGATCTGTCTCAGTGCACCGAGGCCAATGCCATCAAATATGTGGATGTCAGCGGCAACGCGCGCTTCAACGGGTCACTGTCGAGCGGCATCCTCAAGAATGAGGGCACGTCCACAACGGTGTCGCCGAGCGCCTTCATCGTCGTCGGCCCTTTCCAGAGCATGGGCGCCCCCATCAACGTCAACATGTCGGCATCGTTCACGCGGGAGCAGACGGCGGACGCCGGCACCGCATCCATATCCGGCGCGGGCGGCGGAACGCTGGCGCTGGAATGGAGCAGCGACGGCGACAACTGGACCTTGCTGACGACGATCGGCGCCAATGAAACCGAGCGGCTGGTCGTGGTCGACGGCGATCCCACTGTTCGTGACACCATCAAATGGACCATGGCCGCGGCCGGGACCTTTGCCTGGACCCCTGGCGCATTGTCCGGCGTGCTTATCCGCCTGCGCTGGACCGCCTTCAGCCAGCCGACGATCAACGGCACGAACATGACATTCCCGGTTCAGACGCAGCGCACAAGCGTGATCGCGGTCGAGCAACCCTAACACCACCTGCCCTCATCATCGAAAGGACAAGACCTTGGCGGACACCGAGCCGACAATCGAAGAGATGCGCGCGCAAAAGGACGAACTGGAGCGCCGTCTGGCCGCCGCTTCGCTGGGCGCGGCGGAGGCGTTCGTCGCCCTTCTGGCAAGCGAGGAGGTCGACGCGCTCATGACCGCGATGAGCGCAACGGTCGAACCGCTGGACGCGGCCACGCGCAAGCGGGTTGCGGCGTGGGTCAAGATGCGCGGCGACATGGCGACCCTGGCGAAGCTGGAGCTGGCGCGGCTGCGCGGGCTGGCTGCTGTGGCGGACACGGAGAGCGCAGGCAATGGCGGCTGAAGATCAACTGGCGGCGCTGATCGAGCGCAACGCCTCGCTCTTTTCGACCTATGAGTTGTGGGCCAATTCGCAGACCAAGCTGCTGGCGGGCACGATCGACGATCCCGAAAGCTTCAATGCCGAGGGTGGGAAGACAGGCGCGCTCGGCTATTATCCCGTGATCAACGCGTCCGGGCAGACCATCTACGTCCCGTCCCTGGCGCGGCTGCAGGTTATTGCAGCCGGGGGGGGCGACCTGTCGGCGATCGAGGCGCTGGTAGGCGATTCGATCGCGGCGAAGGATGCGGCCCAGTCCGCCGCCAGCGTCGCGCAGGATCTGGTCGGTGCGGCACAAAGCGCGGTGCAGCCCGACCAGTTGCAGGCAGCCACGGCCGGGCTGAGCTATACCGGACAGACTGTCGATGGCGACGCAATGCTGATCATCGACCCGGCCACGGGCCGGCAGGTCGGGTTCATCACAGCCGCCGGCGTGCTGCGCATTTCCGCGGCCGATCATCAGGGCAATCCCTATGCCCCGCTTTACAATCGGCAGACCGTAGATGGCGACGCGGCATCCTTCTACGACCCGACAAGCGGCCGGGTGCCCTGGTGGATAGATGGCCACGGGCGGCTTCACGCGGACCTGCGCACCTTGGACGGCGCCGCCCTGACCCCGCTGGACCAGTTCACCCGGGCGGTTTCGGGCCTGCGCTATGATGGCCAGACGGTGGACGGCGACGCCGCAGTGATCATGTCGGCGGACCTGCGCCTGCCGGTCTGGGTCGATGGGCGCGGACGGCTGCGCGGCGATGTCGCCGATCGCGCCGGCAATGCCTATCTGACCGCGCTGACGATGCCCTACGGCCAGCGATCCGTCTACGCGCCGGATCGGATGCGTCAGACGGCGAGCCGCCTGCGCTCGATCAAGCTGGGTGTCGCCACCACGCCGATCGTTTTCGCGATGGTCGGCGACAGCTGGACCGGATCGCCGCTCTACTGGATCCGCGCCTTCACGGAGGCGATGCAGGCCGAATATGGCGACGGCGGGCCAGGCTGGACGGGCTTCGCCTT